AAAAGAAAGTTCAAAAACAACTACAAGCTAAAGTTAATAAATGGAAGGAACAGCGACAGAAAAAGAAAAAGGATTCTTTGGAAAACTCAAAGAAAACGTAGATGACCATGAAGAACAAATGGTAATCCTTGGGGCTATGGTCCGTTTAGGAGTAGTCATTTGGAGTGGTTTTATTATTACTTTAAATTACGTAGAACTACCTATGTTTAAGAAGAGTCCAGGTGGGGACATCACTTTTCCTGCCAGTATCTTCACTGGAGCACTAGCAACATTCGGTTTATCTACAGGAAACGGTAATAGTAAAAAGAACGATAAAGACAAACCAAAGCAATGAAGAAATGGTTAATACTCTTATTGCTGGCATCACCCACGGTAGCAAGAGCAGAATTAGTAACCCCAAACTTCACCCAGGGTTCGATGAACAGTACAACAACTTCGACTCAAAATATTGTAGAAGAAATTACTACAACAACCTATGGGTCAGCTTTAAACAAGTGGTCTGGGGAAAATATAACCCACACCTCGGCTTCTTCCGGAGGTATAGTAGATTCAGATTCAATCTACACTCTACATACAGCTGGAGATCCATTCTCACTAGAAATAGTAACAAGAGCAGCAAGTCAGGTATTATCAGTAGAAGTAATAGACCGAGAAATAGATACTACATCTACTACGGTCTCCTTATCAGTCTTCTCTCAATAGCACCTGTTAAAGCTGAAGAACCAGAAGAAACTAATGTTAGTAATCCTGTAGCAGCAGCGACTGGTAATGTAACCAATCAGGCTGTGCAATTCCAAAACAATGGAGCACCGTCTAGACAGCACTACGGACCTAACATTAGTTGTAATGGCAGTACGATGACATTCTCCCCATTCTATATGGGTAATCATACGACTCCATACGATGAAGAAATGCTACAGCAGACATATACTGTAGCTGAAAACTGGGGATTCCAAGTTAACTTTATGGTTCCCTTAGATAAAGAATCTTTAAAAAGATGCCGTAGTATTGCGGCAAGACAAGAAGAAAAGATGAGATTAGACTATGAATTAGTCAGAAGTCTTAAATGTGCAGAACTACAAACCAAAGGTTATACATTTAGACCTGGTTCTAGAGTAGCTCACATGTGTTCTGACATCATACCTATCGCAGCTTTAATACCACCTAAACCTCCAGAGAAGAAGAAACTCTGGCCATTCTAACACATTATAAAAATGACCCTAATTATCAAGCCCATCCTCATGGCATTCATTAGCTCTACAGCTGTTAAAGAATTACTTATATCTTTATTAGAAGCTTACGCTGCTACAACAGATAATACCATTGATGATAAAGCAGTGGCATTAATTAAAAAGAATCTATTTCCTGGTATGAAAGACGAAGATGCCTAGAAAAAAAGCAACAAGAACAACACCTACTAAAGTTAAACAAGCTAAGAAGCTAGAACCAGCTGAAATAGCTAATGTAACTAAATATCAACCTCAACCTAAAATAGGTGAACCTACTATAGGAGTTGATAAAGATGAAGTTACTAGAGTTGGATTAGGTAATTTAACTGTAGTAGAAATTGGTAGACAAACTTATACCCCATAACTATGTTTAACAACTTATAATGAAAAACAGAACTAAATTAGCAACAGCTAATAATATTAGAAGTTTAACTGAATCAGGTTTTGGATTAAATATTCCTCTTTCAGATTGGAAAGATATACCATCAGGAATTAAAAATGATCCTGATTTTATCAAACTACGTTTAAAACGACTAAAAGCTAAAAAGAATGGCAAAAGCAAAAGAAGAAAAGTTTGATGAGTTACATAACCTCGTTACTGATGAATTCTTAAAAAGAGTTAGAAGTGGCGAGGCTTCTACCCAAGATCTTAAAGCTGCCTGTGATTGGCTTAAGACTAATGACATCACAGGAGTTGACTATGAAGGTAGTCCACTAGATAAATTAAGTAGAATCCTCCCAACAGTAGACCCAGAACTTGTACAAAGGAGGCTATATGGCTCCAAGACGGGCTAAGAACCCAGGTAAGACTTCTAGATACTACCAATCTAAGAAAGGTAGAAAGTCTTACAGAAAACAAAAACGTAAACAAAAGAAGATTAATAGTACGGCTGCTAAAAGACAGTACCGTAGATTATTAGCCGCTGCACGTAGAAGACGTGGTATTATGGGTAAAGGCGGTAAGGATTTATCTCATAAAAGAGGTAAACTAACACTTGAATCCGTTAAGAAGAATCGTGCTAGAGGAGGAGCTAAGAGGAAATAACTATGCCATATTGGAACAGAAACAAACAAGGTGCTTGGCGTTATTATGATGATAAAGGTCAAGAAGTAGAAGGCTATAATCCTTTAGGTGCAACTATATCTAAAGGGTTTACAGCTGCTAAAAACTTTATTGAATGGTCAGATCCTAAATTAGCTGAATTTGAAAGTACTGTAGTTAATGTACTTGGAGAAGGCTGGGAAGAATTCAATAAAGCAAGAATATCTATACGAGAAAAGAAAAAAGCTATTAGTGATCCTATTATGGATGCAATAGGTGACAGGTTAACGTGGCACTCTGATTCTTTAAAAGAATACGGAGAACCCTTAACTATTCATCAATATAATAAACGTAAAGAGGATGAATGGGTGAAACAATGGGAAGAAATAGATCGTGTACATAGATCAAGTAAATTCAGAAGACAACATCAATCAACTACTGATTTTTTTACTAAGCAAAATGCTGGAGTAGAGTGATGAAAAGACAACCTAATCCTGACGATCCAGCATATAGAGATCAATCAACTAGAAGAAGATTAGAGGAAAAGAAAAGTAAAACTCCTGGTGAACAACTAGAAAAAGAAGGTGGTTATCTAGATACAGGTGAACTTGATCAAGAAGGTAAACCGTTACTAAGTGAAAAAGTTGGTCCTGATGATATAATCATTAAAGGTATAGAAGAGGAAAAAGCTAAGTTTGGTAAAAGAGATGAGGCTATTAAAGCTGCAGGTAAAGGTAAGAAAAATTTAACAGATGAAGATTACCTAGATAGATTAAAAGATGCAGCTAGAATCCCTTTAAATATTTTAAATACAATACGATCTCGTCTAGAAACACCTCGTCAAGTATTAACTAGTGTATTTATTCCTGATCCAACTGACTTTAATGAAATGTCTGAGTTGTTAATAGATCTTAAAACTGCTGGTTCCTATGCTACTAAAGCATGGAGAATACATCCAGTAGCAGGTGTTGGAGCAGGTATACTTGGTTTTAATCAAAGAAGAATATTTGGTAATACTTTAGAAAGATTAGCAACTAATATAGAATTTTTAGGAGACGGTACACTTGCAAAGAAACTGTTAGATCCATCTATTGATGTACCTACGTATTTTGCAGTTAGAAGAACAAATCCTGAAAGTTTATCTCAAAGAATGGAAACAGGTTATAAAGAAAATATAGATAGAATACCTAAGAAAAATAGAGCACCAGATGCTGACTTTACAAGATCAAAAGTAGATGAATTTGCTAGAGTTACTAAACATAAAATTAGAAAGTATGTAGAAAAATATGGAGGATCTGCTGTTGATTTAGAAAGAATTTTTAAAGAATACACAACTAAACATCATAGTGCTCTAAATGCAAAAGCTTGGCTTAATAAGTATTGGAAAGATCTTAATAAAGGTATTGGTCAAGGTGGACTAAAGAATGCTAGACTTAAAATAGTAGACGGTAAATTAAAAATAGTAGATGGACGTACAAAGAAAACTATTGAACACCCATTTGAATTAGACCATAGTAAAGCTAAAGAACTAATGCATGAGTTAGGCTTAGAAGGAGCTGATATGTCTGATAATTTAAACATAGTTTATTCTGAATGGAATCGTGCTAAAAACAATATTGGTAATCCAGCTATTCCTGATGAAATAGCAGAAGCTGTTGGTCAAAGTACTACTTTAGAGAATTTTGTACGAAGACGTTTAGATGAACCTTTTAAACTTGCAGGTGAAAGAGTTCCTCAACGCTTTAAAGAAGCAGCAAAGACACAAATGCTGGATGATGCTCAAAATCTAAAACCTAATGAAAAACTGGCAGATGTAATAGAAGAACGATTAAAAGTATATGATGATCTATCTAATTTTTTAGTACAAGTAGATGATTATATACCAGCAAAAGTACAACGTAGCTTCGATAAAGCTAGAGATTTAAACCCACAAGAATATCTACAAGACTTGAAAGATAGAGGTATTTATGATCGCCTTACTGGACCATTGAAAAAACTACATGATAAACTTTCAGATGATTGGATAAATCTAGAAAGAGGTTTAAGATCTAGACCAACTACTAAATATATGCAACCAGGTCATGATGTATAATGAATAATACCTTAACCGCCCTACAACAAGACTTCAAGCTGTTCCTACAAGCACTGTGGGGTCAGCTTGACCTCCCTTCACCCACAAGAGCACAGTACGCTATAGCTGACTATCTCCAAAATGGACCAAAAAGACTACAGATCCAAGCCTTTAGAGGTGTTGGTAAATCTTGGATTACTGGTGCTTTTGTGTTATGGACACTCTTTAATGACCCAGAAAGAAAAATAATGATCATATCTGCTTCTAAAGAAAGAGCAGATAATATGTCAATCTTCTTACAAAAACTAATTATTGAAACACCATGGCTCAGTCATCTCAGACCCAAATCAGACGATTCTCGTTGGAGTCGCATCAGCTTCGACGTAAACTGTTCTCCTCACCAAGCCCCAAGCGTAAAAAGCGTGGGTATAACTGGACAGCTCACAGGAAGTCGTGCCGATTTAATGATCTTGGACGACATAGAGGTGCCTGGAAACTCCATGACGGAGTTAATGCGTGAAAAACTTCTTCAACTCTGTACAGAAGCGGAATCTATCCTTACACCCAAAAGTGATAGCCGTATTATGTATCTCGGGACTCCTCAGACTACTTTTACTGTTTATCGTAAGTTGGCAGAGCGTTCATACCGTCCGTTCGTTTGGCCAGCAAGATACCCAAGAAAAAATAAATTATCCCAATATGAAGGACTATTAGCACCTCAGATCCAGGCTGACCTCGATTCCGGTGCTCTAGAATGGGATACAACAGATGATAGATTTGATAATGAAGACCTAATAGAACGTGAAGCATCTATGGGTCGTTCTAACTTTATGCTTCAATTCCAACTCGATACCTCCTTATCAGATGCAGAGAAGTTCCCTCTTAAGATGGCTGATCTTATCATCACTGCTATTAATCCCTCTGAAGCTCCCGAATCAGTCGTATGGTGCTCAGACCCTTCTAATGTCATCAAAGAACTACCAACCGTTGGACTCCCAGGAGACTACTTTTACTCTCCAATGCAGTTACAAGGAGAATGGTCGTCTTACTCCGAAACAGTTTGTAGCGTGGATCCCTCTGGGCGGGGAACAGATGAAACAGCTGCCGCCTATCTATCCCAAAAAAATGGCTTCATATATCTACATGAGATGCGAGCTTTTAAAGATGGGTACTCCGATAACACTTTACTAAACATACTTAAAGGCTGTAAGAAATATAACGTCACTAAACTAGTTATAGAAACTAACTTTGGTGATGGTATAGTCTCTGAACTATTTAAAAAACATATCCAACAGACAAAACAACACATAGACATAGAAGAAATAAGAGCTAATGTTAGAAAAGAAGACCGTATAATTGACTCTCTAGAACCTGTCCTAAACCAACATAGACTAGTAGTTAATAAGTCAGTTATAGAATGGGATTATAAATCTAATCCAGATGCAGCTCCAGAAGAACGTCTAATCTACATGCTATTCTACCAAATGTCTAGAATGTGTAGAGAAAAAGGTGCAGTTAAACATGATGATAGACTAGACTGCCTCGCACAAGGCGTTAAATACTTCACAGACGCTCTCTCTATCTCAGCTGACCTACAAATCAAACTAAGACAACAAGAAGAGTTCCAAGACCTCCTAGACAACTTCATAGACAACCCTCAATCTTTAACTAATCATCTAGTCTTAGGTATGGATTTAGAACAAAGAAAGAAGGCTAGAGGTCTAGAAACTAAAAAGCCTTTCCCTAACTGGCGTTAGCTGCAATGGACCACGTATACAGGGGAAGGGAAGGGTGGACCCAGCCTCTGAATGAGGAAATCCGTTGATCTCACGACCAACAATTTCCTCTACCTAATATCCTCTATATCCTCTGATTGGATATCTTTGGATATTCCTCAAACACTACTACCACTACTACCAACAAACACACAAAGGTTCCAACTTCACTTAATACTTATTATATAGATAATCCTTAATTGATTATACGTATAATACTGATTATACAGTAGTTGAACCCTTTTTATTATATTACTCTAACTTATGATCAATAAAGATGATAAGATAATACAGATGTTACTGTATAATAGTCATGAGTCAGATATGACCTATCAGAGACCTGATATGACCACCTACATCTGCCAAATACGTAAAAATAAACCTGATACCTTCCGCATCCCTGAATCTCAACTTCAATTACCTATCTGATGTCCTTCGTAATACCTAATTACGCTACAAATACTCCTATATCTCTACAATACCTTAATATAAACCGTATGTATACCGCATTAAACAGTAATAACTGTAATATACTGCTATATTACACTTACCTAGACTTTATCTCACAACACGAACACTCACTTCCCCTTTAATTTTTATCATAAATTTCTCAGGCCTATTATCGATCTCGGCCGGACGCAAGTTCCCCCGAAGTAAGAAAATAAATGCCAACAAGGACGGATTCAACTGGGATGTAGCCCGTTTTTCACTGTTTAACAACTGTACTAATTAATTGTTATCATTTCCTAACCGTAAATATCAAAATATCTGTATGCATTTCATATTATGATTAGATGATATAAAGAAAAGAGAAGACACAACACAGTGATAACAGTGAGTCTTAAGTTCACAATCATGTGGGTCTAGTGATACTCAATGATACTGTGTGGTATTGGTAACAAAGCATGGCAGTCTTAGGATGATATTGTTATAATAGAGACATGAGAGGCAAAGGCTTCTCTCTCATTTAAGACCAAGATGAGATGTGTGGTTATCAAGTCAAATGATGACAGTTAATCAAATCTTGACTATAATGAGTACATGAGAGATAAACATCCAAAACTATCTAGAAATCTCCTATAAACTAATCAGAGTTTACTTAAATGTTTAAATGTGTTATTACTGCTTTATAGGTTGCACGGATTGAGGAGTTGTATCATTGATCATTTATCTCTCATATTATTATTATTCAATGAGGTTATTATTATGGATGTAAAGTTCACAGTGGATTATGATCTAATTGAATTAGTTGATGCAATTGGATTAGATTATGATATAGTTGATGCTAAATCTGATGTTATTAATGATTACAAAGAATTAGTAATTGAAGTTAATAGTATTGAAGAATTAATTGATGATGTCGATGATTATAATAGATTCACAGATGAAGAATTATGTGAATACTTATTATCTCCAACATTATGTGAGGGGTTAATATATACACAAAGAATCTATGATTAATTAATAATTATAATTACTCACAATCAGAGATTCACAATCGCATCAAGAATGGTGAGTCTAACACAAGGACGCTATTCTTATCTGGGACTATAGTATAATGGTTATTATAGGTGCCTGTCTAGCACATGATCTGAGTTCGATTCTCAGTAGTCTCGTTAGAGATATTAAGTCTCTAAATGTTAAATTATTAAGGTATTAATCTATGTTTGAGATGATTAAAGACCTTAAGAAGGTCTACGATGTTGATGACTGCAAACATATTCTCGAGGGAGGATGTGTTAGTGGAAGTGCACATTCTCATATATACTATTCACAAACTAATTCATTTTATGATAAATATGATGATGAAGTTGTAGAATATGTTAAAGAACAAATGGGAGATAATTATCCTGCTTGTTTATTTGTTGAGAATGATTACGATATAGTTCTTTATAAGAATGCAATTGTATGGTGTGCAATAGAATGTTTTGCATTTGAAGTATGTGATGAAGAGTTAATGAAAGAGAGGCTAATCTAATGATATTCTTATTAGCTCCAATGCCAATTGTATTAACTTATCTATTTGTGAGGTATTTCTAATGAAAACTAATAACTATTACTATCAACTTGCAATGACTATTAGTCAATTACAACAACAAGGTAAAGTTGTTACTATTAAACAATTACCTAGTACTGTTAATCGTAGGAGAAAGAGTTACTTATGAAGTATACAAACAAAACAATTAAATCAGAATTGTTATTTGAATGTAATAAGTTACAACAACAACAAACAATTCTAGTTTATTTATTATTATTTACATTTACTATTGGTGTGCTATTCTAAATAGCCACCTTTTTTTTTATATATTATGTTATTCACCTATTTAATTTGTATGTTATTATTATTAGATCAAAGTTTATTTAATTTATTAATAATATCACAATCAATTCACAATCAAACTAGGACGCAGACGAGATATGTGGGTTTCCAGACAAACGGTAGCATCTCAGACGAGATCGACTATAATAAGTACATAAGAAAGGAGGCAACCACATGAAGCAAACCTATCAGATGTTCTTTGGTCTTAATACACCAACTGGAACCATCTCACAAGACGCATGGGAGGCCTTCAGAGACGTGATAAGTATGTCTTTTGCAGGATATACCATTCAAGACTGTCAAGGAGCTTGGAAGGGCTCTCAGGAGGCAACTAAGTTAGTAACAGTTACTACTAAGTATGAAGAGAAAGTACATGATGTATGTCAAGCATATATTGATACTTTTAATCAGGACGCAGTAGGGTTATTAGTTAGCGAGCCTATGAGATTCGTTACCAAAGTATCAGAAGTTTATTAATTTATTTACACAAAGAGGATTTAATCATGACAACAACAGTATTAACAAACATTCCAAATACACCTGCTGAAGCTAATGCTTTATATAAGAAAGCAGGAAAAGTATTAGGTACACCAAAAACACCTGCTAAAAAGAAGAAGATTGGTGTTGTAGGTATATCTAAAGCTGAGAATGAGCAGTTAGGATTATTAGTTAGATGGATAGCATTAGAATTAGATTGGGATACTATTCCTAATGAAGTTCTAGTTAATCCTGAAGCATTAACAAAACTAATTGGAAGGTATCAGGTTAAATCCTGATATCTTTTTATATCAAATTTCACAATCACACAAGGACGCAAGGACGCAAACACAATGCCACTCAAATCAGAAACAACAGTTGAATATTATTTCGACAAGCCTTACATGTTTTATTGCTCTACTCATGATTGCTTGAGAGTAGCAGAAAATCATGAAGATAGTGTACTATTAAATGGTATACCACAGGATGTAGTTAATGACTTCATTAAAAACTACTTCGAGTATGTATTAGATGATGCACCTATGAAAGAGTATTTCAAGGAAAGACTAAGTAAAATAAAGGAGGCAGAAGAAGAGGACGTAAATGATGCAGCGAGTTACACATGAGTAAAACAGGATACTTTCTACTTAAAACTACATTCCGTGATGACTATGACATTGCAGATGCAGCCAGGGATGTAGAACAAATGGCTGAAGCTGTATGTGTAGATTACATGTGGCTAGAGTCCGGTAATGATCATCCTTACATTGCATACTAATGGATACTATTATACCAGCTATATGTTTAGCTATTATAATTAGCTATTACATCGTGTTCATTTATCCAGAGAATAAACAATGAAACAATACAAATTCACAATCGTGATTCGCTC